TATTGTTCGATCAGGCCTAGTAAGAAACTATTTGGTTACTAAACTCGCTTTGTCTTTATAATGTTTACCCACTTGAATAAACTTGGTGATTTTGAGTTAGAAGCCAATACTATAGATGGAGTCAGATATTACACTCTTCCAAGTGGAAAGAAGGCTCCTTCTATTACTTCCATAACTAGTTTCTATAATCGTCAGATATTCAAGAACTGGAGAGAGAAAGTAGGTGAGGAACAAGCAAACAAAATAACGAAAGTTGCCACCGATAGGGGCACTAAGTTTCATGATTTGGTTGAAAAGTATCTTTTAAATGAAGATATTAATTCTCTAAAAAATGTGTTGCCTACCACCAAAGCAAGGTGGATTGCTGCAAGAGATGCTTTAAATAAAATAGATAATATTCACGCATTAGAAAAACCCCTATATAGTGAGTATTTCGGCATTGCTGGAAGAGTTGACTGTATCGCTGAATACGAAGGAGAACTCGCAGTAATAGATTTTAAAACATCTAAGAAGATTAAACCAGAGAAGTGGTTGGAGAACTACTTTGTACAAGAAACTGCCTATGCCTGCATGTATTATGAAATGACAGGCATTTCGGTAAAGAAGATAGTGACCTTAATGGTTGCTGATAATGGAGATGTGAAAGTTTATGAAAAAACCAACAAACGTGACTATATTAAACTTCTTACCAAGTATATTAAAGAATTCGTCACCCACAAACTCGGAGAGTATGGAGAAAGAGGTTAATGAACTACTAAAAGAGAAATTTCTCGACCAGACCAAGTTCACAAGCGATGTTGAACAACTGGTGCTTACAACCGAGCTCAATTACATTGAAGCAATAATTAGTTATTGTGAAGAAAATAATATTGAGTTTGAATCAGTAGGAAAATTAATAGCGAAACCACTCAAAGATAAGTTAAAGGCAGAAGCAACTGAATTAAATTATCTTAAAAGAACTTCTAAATCTAAATTACCGATATGATATTCTGGATAGGGTTTACCATCATGTTCCTCAATGAGGGGTTTGTGATGTTAAGGCATGTGTCGCCTTGGGCTGCAAAACAGAGAGATAATCTTATAGAAAAATACGGTGATGGTTGGCAAACTTTTCATGGTATAGTAGACTACGTTTGGGTGATTGTTGTTGCCTTAGGGTTCGCATTTTCACCTCACAGAGGTAGTCATTTATACGTCTTTCTCGCCTTCTGGGGTAGTGCATTTACCCTTATATACCTACCGATGTGGGTATCTAAAACAGATAAATAGTTATGTATTAAAGTCGTACAATGAGTGAATTTTTCAAGTCTGCTCCTGTAAGGGCTGCCATGGCAGAGATACAGCAGTTACAAGAAGATATTATGACAGGTCTTGCGATCAATGGTATGAGGCATCCTCAAACACCACAGGAAGGTCTCTTGCACATTACCAAGATGAGAGAACTTCTCGAAAAACAAAAGAACTTTATGTTCAGATTGTCATTAGAGAAGGACGACAAAGATGCTATTGAAATGAAAGAACAGATTCTAGAATCTGCCAAGTTTCTAGGTTTACAACCGAATCAAAATATTGCAGAATTTTTTGATACACTATCTGTAACTCTAGATAAACTAGAAGCCAATCTACCCGATTGACTAATACATAATTATCTGATATAATACAAACAATCCAATAATACAAAAATACGGAGAATACTAAATGTCATTTGCTGCATTAAAAAAACAATCCCGCTCAGGTTCTCTAACCGAAAGGTTAATGAAGAAAGTTGAGAAACTTAATGAGAAGGGTAACAATACTGATGAACGTCTTTGGAAACCAGCTGTAGATAAAGCAGGTAACGGATACGCAGTTATTCGATTCCTCCCTGCACATGCTAATTGTGAATTGCCATGGACTCAAGTTTGGAGTCACGCTTTCCAAGGACCAGGCGGTTGGTATATTGAGAATAGTCTAACTACACTCGGTAAAGATGATCCTGTAGGAGAACTCAACAGAAGTCTCTGGAACAGTGGTCGTGAATCAGACAAAGATATTGCTCGTAAGCAAAAGCGTAAGCTTTCTTACTATGCAAATGTCTATGTTGTAAAAGATTCAAGTAATCCTGAGAACGAAGGACAAGTCAAACTATACAAGTTTGGTAAGAAGATCTTTGACAAGATTACTGCTGCAATGCAACCTGAGTTTGACGATGAAGAAGCAATCAACCCATTCGATTTCTGGAAGGGTGCTAACTTCAAGTTGAAGATCAAACAGGTTGCTGGATTCTGGAACTATGATAGTTCAGAATTTTCAAAGTCTGAAGCACTTTTAGATGATGATGATAAACTAGAAGAGATCTACAACAAGATCTATGATCTAAGTGAGTTTACTGCTGCTGATCAGTTCAAAACTTATGATGAACTTAAAGCACGTTTGGACTCTGTTCTTGCAAGAAAGGCAGTTGTAGCTCCTACTCAATCTATTGATGAGGAACTAGACGATCTTAGTGAAGGTTTAAATCGACCATCATCTGCTGAATTAGATGAGATATCTAATCTCTCTGCTGCTGCAACAGCATCAACAGATGAAGAAGAAGATGACGCACTGAGTTATTTTCAGAAACTCGCTGAAGAGTAAACAATAAGAAAGGGGTCTTACGACCCCTTTTTTTTAGCCTCCCCTTAGTCTGGGGTTATCTGATGTCTTAAGTCTCTTACTTACGAATTGAGAAGATCGTTTATAATTCATTGCTTTCTGCATATCTGACACAACTGAGTTTAGATATACTGGTCTTACAACTTTAATTTTTCTCTTCGATTCATTTATATCCAATTCATACATGTAATTTGATACTGGAAAGACATTTTGATGAGTTATAATATCACCATTGGCATCTCTTGCAGTTCCAGATTTATCAACACTTGCTATGGGATTCAAAGCTCCACCATATGAGACGGTTGTTTGTCTTACTTGGTTTCTTTCCATATATCTTACACTAAAGTTAGAGTCTACCACTAATCCAGGCGGAACCACCAATCTTCCATGATCATCTGAGAAACCCTTAGTTTCATAGTGATGTATCTTTTCTAACTCTTTATCGCTACCATACTTATCTAAAAGATAATTTCTAAAATCATTTTCTGTAAGAGGCCACTGATCTCTTATTCTTGTAATGTTATTTGCTATCAATACAACCCAATCGAACCTTGGATCTCCATATAATTTTTGTGCAACTTGCTCAGGTCTTCCGTCACCTACGATACTGTAATCATCAAAAGCGGTGACAACGGACAACATATCTTCACGAATCTTTGCTCTCTTAAAAATATTCTTAACTCTTATGAACTCATCATTAGAGTTTCTATCGGGAGATCTAGAAACGTAGTTTATTTCTGGTAGATAAGAAAAGTATCCTTGCATTTTAGTATCCTACGTCAGCTGAATAAGGTGTATCTTGTCTAATAACACTTATAGGCATTAGATCACCCATTGGGTTATTTGTTTCATCGAACCTTCTCTTTTCAACTATATCATCACTATAATCTGTATTGTAGATAGGTTCTAATTCATTAAACTTAAGTGACATCTGTACAGAAACAGGCATACCACCTTCATATGCCATCCACATTCCCTCTGGGGTGTAGTTGATGTTGATGTCTGTCAAAGCACATGGTTTGAATTTATTAACACCAAGAATGTTTCTATTACCAGCAGTGAGATATCTTAGTCTGAATATGTTTGGAGTTCCTAAGAAGTAACTAGGACCACCAGCTCTACCAGTATTACCAGCATCTGCACCAGATTCTCCTGATGCTAACTTAGATAATTTTCTAGGAGCAGACCATTGTTTCAATGCACGAAGAATCATTCTTACATTTCCCGCCTCTCTTCTATCTCTTGGACTCATCACCCATGAGAACTCAAAACTTCTTAGAGACACACCAGCAAACATTAGTTCTGTATTTGCGTTTGCAATTACACCACCAGATCTTGCTAAGAGGGAGTCTGCACTAACATCATATCCCATATTACCTACCAACTGACTGATCTCATTCGCCATCAGTTCTTGTCTACCAGACCTTTGTGTCAGAGATCTACCAGTATTAAGTGCATTACTGAAAAATGCAGTAACGTTTCCCATACCAAGTTTGTTTGCAAGAATCTTAAGTGTACCTTGACTCATAGATTCTCTTATAGCTTCCATTGCCTGTAGGTTTATATTATCTTCTTCCCAGTTTCTTGAGTTACCATCAATCATATTATTGGGCATTGGTAATTTTATACCAGCACCTAATTTTTTTCTGTATGGTGAGGATCTTTGAATACCATAAGCAGATCCCACGTTACCAGCTACCATTGCGGTAGCATATGGTGGTTGATATGAATAACATTGAATACTAAAGTGATCCTGTTGTAGAGACATATCCATAGGATACTTAACAGGTGTGGTAAACATAATATCATTGTCTGTATCATAATCATGTAAACCTCTAGTTACCAGACCAGTACCACCACCAGCCTCTTCTTTCACCAGTTGTTCAGTTCTATCGTATTGTTCTTGTAATCTATTAATTCTTATCCATAGAGATTTTTTATCTCTTCCGTTTGCTCCCGCTACTTCTGCTTTAAGTCTAGCAATCTGGTCTGGTATGCTGTTTGTATAGTTACCCTCATTTACTTGGGAGAAAGCTGGAACCTCTGTTCCAGTTGCTAAAGAATGTTGCCTTACAGATTCTTTTAGTTGATCATTTAAAGGTCCTGAATATCCTATGATTTGAGGAGGTGTTGAATCATCATATATTGGTGATATTCCATCTATTGTTGCAATTCTTTTATAAGAACCTCTACCAACTTGCTGTGTGCCAGGCGGTGTGATAGGTCCTAACCACACTCCGTCTTTGTATATTGGTTTTGCATTAGGTAATACTGCACCAGTGTAATCTATAGGAAGAATCGTAACTTCACCATCTTTAATGAAAGTTTTATAGGATGTATCTCTACCATCAACTTGCTGCCTGATCACAGGAGTATCTATTTCGTACCCATATACGTCTGGATCATTTATAAATGCTTCGGTTTCGGCCATTACTTTCTGTGTTTATTCCAGTTAAATGCTCTGTGCTTTGGATATTTCATACCTCTCTTATCTATAAACTGTTCTGTTGGTAGTTTAGAGATCTCTCCCCAATCTTCCTCTCTAGGAACTTTTTGTAAGTTTCCTATACCAGAATACAGATATTTGTGTATGGTATTTTTAGGCACGGATGCTCCGCCACCGCTATTTAGTAAGCTCACCGCAACAGAATCACGATAGCCTGGATTTACATAGTGTAGATTGCACCCAAGAAACCCATCTCGATAGAAAGTAAGTGCAACTGCTAGGGGTTGAGTATCCCAAAACTCATACCTTTCTGGGAAAGATGGACTATATGAGAAGAAAAATAGATCCCCAACAGTTATACCACCAGTATCTTGTGCGCTAACATCTATATTCTGCACTTCTGATAGGGCATTGGATAGGGCATTAATATACCATGCACCACTTCTATTCCTATTACTTGCTTGTGTTTTAATATCTTCTGCGATCATGAGATATACCTAAATCGTCTTCGGTCATGATCTTAAATTCATATTTTCTATCAGCACAGTATTGTTCTGCTGCCTTCCATTTTGCTTCATTTACAACCCATGTTTGAACTGAGTGTGCCCATGCCTTAGTTCTTCTCTTTGGATTCTTTGGAGGAGCCTTACATTGTTTCTTGGGTTTCACTTCTATCACAACAGATCTTTTCTTTCCATTTGAGTCAGTGTATTTGATGAAGAAGTCGGGAAAGTATCTGTGCATCTTTCTATCTAAGGGATTCTTGTATGGTATCCAGAACTCCTCTGATTGCCATTGACTTATATTCTCTGTCAGATCACAATATTCCATGAATTTTCTCTCCCAAAGAGAGCGATAAATGATCTGAGTGGGATCACCTTTATACTTTTTAGTATGCTTTGGTTTAAATTTTCCCTTATAAGCCATATACATAGTATGTAAGTCATAACTATATTTAGATGGCTGAGGAACGAAATCAAAAAAATCACTTTCAAAAGATAACCCCTTTTGGTGCTGATATAACGCCTGGAAATATAAAATCCAGAGGTAATGTTGGTATAAATTTCCTAGAGGATTTTCAGACATCGTTGGGAGCTCCTGCTTTATCAACGTTCTATAAAGTCACTATGGATCTTGGGCCTGGTATATCAAATGTTGTATCAGGAACAGTGGGAGGTAGAGATGAAGCGAGTTTAGAAGACTACTTAGCATCGTGTGGAGTTTTAGATAATCATAATGGTATTCATAGGTTTGAATTACTGGCAAATGAAGCAGTATTGCCAGGATCTACCATGTCTGTTGTTACTGAAACTGGAAGTAGACAAGGTATAACAGAAAAGTTTGCATCACAGAGAGCATATAATGATATTGCTATCAGTTACTACATACCAGCAGATTATTCATCCTTGAGACTATTCCAAGAGTGGATAAACTTTATAAATCCATTATATTTTTCTGCTGGAGATGGAGAAGAAGCACCAGCAGTAAGAGGAGCTCCTGGCGGATATCCTGATGCTGTAGATAAATATGGTTTCCATAGATTCAGATATCCAAATGAATATAAGAAAACCATGTCGATAACTAAGTTTGAGAGAAATGTTGGATCTTCAACTTCTCAACTTACAGGTAATATGTTTGCACCTGATGCCCTAAGTTATAAATTTATAAACATCTTTCCAACTGCAATACAAGATGTAGCATTGACATATCAAAATTCAACAGTTCTACAGATAACAGTTGAGTTTGCCTACGATAGATACGTTATGATATCCAACTACACCAAGTCTGGATATGAACTAACTACACTACCAACTACTTCGGGACAGAATAAGATTCTGAATAAAATGGATAAAGAAGTTACTGAAGGCAACAGTGGACAAACAGAAGTTAAAGGTAACTTTGATGCCTTACAAAATCTATCAAATACAGCTTAAAAAAGTCCTCTAAATAATAAAGAATAATTACATATTATGCCTTTACCTAAAATTACGACTTCTGAGTATGAATTGGTATTACCTTCAAACGGAAAGACTGTAAAGTATAGACCGTTCTTGGTAAAAGAAGAAAAGATACTGATACTTGCATTAGAAGGACAAAATCAAAAAGAGATCACAAATGCTGTAAAACAAGTAATCAAAGAATGTGTTTTGACAAAGGGAATCAAAATTGATACTCTCCCTGCCTTTGACATTGAATATTTGTTTTTAAATATCCGTGGCAAATCTGTTGGTGAATCAATAGATCTCTTAATTACATGTGGTGATGATGGAAAAACTGAGGTTGGAGTTAATGTTCCAATCAATGATATTAAAGTGATAACAGCAGAGGATCATACAACTGATATTGAATTGGCAGATGGATATACTGTCAAGATGAAGTATCCTTCTCTTAGTCAGTTTATTGACACTAACTTTTTAGATAACCAAGATACAGTTGATCAATCATTTAGTATTATAGGATCTTGCATTGATATGGTATATAATGAAGAAGAGATGTTCTCAGCTTCTGAGTGTACTAAGAAAGAACTTAAAGAATGGGTCGAGTCATTAACATCAGCACAGTTTGCAAAGATTGAAAAATTCTTCCAAACTATGCCTAAATTACAACATACATTAGAAGTAGTTAATCCAAACACCAAGAAAAAGAACACTGTTATACTGGAGGGACTGGCCGATTTTTTCGCCTAGGTATGTCTCACATAAATCTTGAGACATACTTCCGAATCAATTTCGCACTCATGCAGTTCCACAAATACTCTTTAACAGAGATAGAGAACATGCCGCCTTGGGAACGAGATATCTACGTTGGATTGCTTAAATTACATATTGAAGAAGAAAACCTAAAAGCAAAAGCAAGGGAAGCATCAAGAAGAAATGGCTAAACTATCAGGACTATTAAAAGGTGCTCGACGCTTTGGTAGGAAGACTGCCAAGGCTGGTAAGATATTTGGTAAAAGTAGAGTCGGTAGAGCTCTAAAAGGTGTAGCACAGGGTCCTCAAAGTAAAAAGAGTTTAAGTAAAGTAAGGAGTCAGATGCCTTTAGCATCTGTTCCACAGATGTTGCAGCCACCAGAACAACCAGCCATGGGTGGTAGTGTTCTTACTCGTCTTCCAAAACTAATAGACAGTAAGATTCAACAAGCGATTCCTAGAATAAAACAGGCAGTACAACCAGAACAACAATTTAATCCACAAGGTTTCTTAAGTTCAATATTCTCAGGAGGATTAAATTCATTAAACCAATTCTCAAGTAGTCTAGGTGGATTAAGATCGTCTCTACAAAGCACAATCGACTTTCTATCTGAAGCAAAGGGAATAGTTGTTGATCTTATCGAGAAGATGGCGAAGGCCAAAGGAACTAAACCTAAAGGTGGTTTCTTTAAAGGTCTTATAACAAACATTGCCAAGATAGGTTTGATGGCAATGACCTTGAAAGCTGCACCAATGGCACTTGCTGCCGCTGCTCCGATGATAGGTAAAGTTGCATTGGGTGGTGCTCTTATTGGTGGTGCTGGATTCCTTGCTAAAAAGATATTTGGTAAAAAGAAAGATAGTAAAGTAAGAGCTAAAGATGAGATAGATGGTAAGAGATTCAATAAACTTGTGGAGGACATGGCTTCTACACTAAGAATATTGGAGATGAAGAGTAGAAAGAAACAAGATGATAAGGAAGAGGATAAGAAAGATGATACCAAGACAGAAGATAACGCAGGCGATGTAGATGGTGTAGAACAAGTAGATGAACCACCAACGGTAGAGGATGAATCAGGTGGAGAGACAGAACAGAAGAGCGAAGTTAAACCACAAGAAACTGTTACTGGATCACCTAATGCTACGTTGAAGACTGATGCAGATGGTACAATGACTATCACTCCAACATCAGGTGGTGAAGAGACAAAAGAAGAGTCTACAGTAGAACCAGTAAAGGAAGAGGAGAAACCTCAAGGTTTTATGAGAGGACTAACTGGTGCTTTAGACTTCGCTACAGGAAACATGTTTGATCTTGATAAGCGTGGAACCGCAATGGACGGTCTCAAAAACATGATCAAGGGTGATAAAGGTGAAGAGGGAAAAAGAGGAGAACAAGGTGGATCTAATGTAACTCAGAATGTTGGAAAAACATTCAAGTTTGATGCTAGTGCATTTAGGAAGAGTCTTGAAGATCCCGCTGGAAACATTGTCATCAATGCAACAGAATCATCAAGTGGTGGTTTAAAAGGAGAAGAGGACAGTGAAGTATCAGGTGGTGAGGGTGGTACATCAGAGGTGTCAGCTGCCGAAACTCCAGACACTAGTACGATTGAAGGTGATACATCAAATTCAGATGCTATGTCAGAGATCGCTACTGACATATCTCAACCAGCAACAGGTGTTGTGGATGAAGGTGGTTCTGGTGGACAGGTTACTACAATGCCTATGCCTACAGATTCTAAGCAGGGAAACAAACCTATGCAAAGAAATAAAACCAAGATGAATAATGAACTACCTATGATCCCTGCCATGAGACTAGATGATATACACATACAACATGCTAAAGCGGTATTTAATATAGTGGATGCAATGTAATGAATAAATCATCAATTTTAAAAGTAAAACAGAAAGCATCGAAAGCGGTAACTGGCGCAGAGACCGTAATCACTAGATTTGCTAGATTCATGGGAACAGAGTCTAAGGGTCTATCGGGTGGTCTTCCCAGCAAATCAACTATGAAGAAAGCGAGAAAGTTCGCAAACACATTTCATGGTGGTGGTAGTAAAAAGTTAGGAAAGATGTTGATTGGTAGTGCCATAATACTACCAATGGTTTTAGGAACTGCATTGAAAGCCAGATCTCAGAGTCCAACGGATATACTCAATAGTCAGTATGGTGGCGATGTAGATAAAATGAAGGATGATTTAGGAGAAGAACAGAAGCAGTTGGATAAGAGTAAAAAGACGATGGACGATACTGTTGAGGGAAAAGCAAAGGATATTGATAAGGATAAGGCAGATATAAGTACAAAGAAACCAGAACAAGCGCCAGAACAAACTCCAGAAGAACCTAAAGAAGAAGAAGGGGAGGATGAGGGAAAGACAAGACAAGAGATAAATGATGAGAAGTTTGTACAGTTTGGTAAAGAGGGTGTTGATCTTGATGCCTTTCAAGAGATGACAGAGAAGTTTGCTTTCATTGTAAAGAGAGGTGGATTGTTCAGTAACGAACCAGGCATAGGTGAGAAAATCGTGAACTTCCTAAAGGATACTGGTGAGAAAGTTGTTAATTTTGTGAAAGATACTGCTGAGTTTATAAACAACTCTCAAGTAGTAAATTCCATAAGAGATTTTGTTGGAGCTGAAAAAGGTGATGGATACCTTGGACCTAAATGGTTAGGTATTAAGAATCCTTTTGCCAATAAGACTGAAGAGGAAGTCCAAGAGGAAGTAAAGGGAGAGGTATTGCAAGAAGATGGAAGCACGTTACGACAGGTTATACTCACATCAGCGAAACCACTTCAAACTATGGCTGGAGAGTCTGTGGGTACTGCAAGTTATACTCTTCCAGAAGAAGTTGCTAAAGATGAATCATTCATGTCTGGTGTAGGCGACCTTGCTGAGAAGTTAAATGTTCCTACAGAAGATCTACTTGCAGTTATGGATTTTGAAACTGGAGGAACATTTGATCCAGCACAAAAAAATATGGCAGGGTCGGGTGCTGTTGGTTTGATACAATTCATGCCTTCTACTGCTGAGGGATTGGGAACCAGTACAGAGGAGTTAGCTGCAATGACCAGAACAGAACAGTTAGAATATGTTGAAAAGTTTTTAGAAGAGAACTATACTGGTCGTATGGACGGTAAAGAGGGGAATGTTGCTGATTTGTATATGAGTGTATTATTCCCTGCTGCAGTTGGTAAACCAGATGACTTTGTTTTGTTTGGTGAAGGTGCAATGAATGATAAGTTTGTGGAAAGATATGAAGCGAATAAGGGTCTAGATTTGAATAAAGATGGTAGTATAA